CACCACACCAACAATCGCAGTGCCATCCGCAACTGGAGGAGCATTCTTTCATGACACAACTACTCAGCCGCGTAACCGTCTTGGAGTCGCTAGCCAGCCTGAGCTGGCGACCCCTTGACAAAGTAGATCGCATGGGGCTGGGCGGCGTTGAGTCGCCCACTGCCCGCATCGCCGAGACCGCCAACGAACTCTACATTCTTGACGGTAACCTGCTCGCTATCATTAACGTCAACACCAATGAGGAAACCCACTATGAGCTCAACCCCGTTTATCCTTGACAATGGCTTCACCTTTCACGCCGTGGTGCAAGACCTCGGCGCTACTTGGGCCAGAGCCACCGATCCAATAACCGCGATTCGCAACGCCGCCAACGCTCACACGGGGTGGTCTCGCAAAGGACAAAAGCTCCCCGTAACCGTGGTCTACGGCAAAGCCGACGAACTCACCAGCGATGAGTGGGGACGTTACGGCTGGAAGATTGAAAATGACCCCGTGCCCATTGGACTGTTCACCGTGACGCAACGGAGCATCAAGCCCACCGCGCTCGGTGACATGGGCGAGGACCACAGCGACTGCGCCGCATGGATTAATGACTTCCAAAGCTCTGTTGATTACCACCGTGACCGCATTACCAGTATGCGACTGGAGGCCGCGAATGGGTAAAAGCACGACGGCATACATTGCCGAGATTGAAGACGTCAAGGTGTGCGGGATACCTTGCATTATCGCCGTTACTGATTACGACAAATACATCCCCGCGCACCTGAGCGGTCTGCCTGAGAACTGCTACCCCGCCGAAGGCGGCACGGGCGAGTATCACCTGTTGGACCGTAGGGGGCGTCGCGCAACGTGGCTCGAGGCGAAGGTAGGGCGGTTCGAGGAGGACTGTATCCAAGAGCTCATCTACCAATACATGGAGGAAGGCTGGCGCTGAGCAAATAAGACTTATCGCTAATTGCGTCCCGCGCTACACTGTAAGCAGGCATGGGGGATTGGCCTCCTGCCTGCACCAACCGACACTCGAGAAAGGAGTATGTCATGTACGAGAAAGATACGAATGGCCCTATGGATACTGTTGTTCCTGATACTAATCCTACTGTTCGGCCGACGCTAACCCTACAAGAAGGGCTTGACCGCCGCGCGAGCTCCATGCGCGTGTACGGCGAAAACATCGGCCAAGAGCTCGCATGGTTGTGCGGGGTAATCACCAGCCTTGTTGACCGCATCGAACTTCTTGAACACAAGCTGGCCGAATACGACCCCAACGACTACATCCGCAAAGATGAGTTCGACCCCGACGAAGTGTGGACCCACGACCAGTTCGACCCCGATGACTACATTCACGAAGACGGGCTAGAAGAGTCAGTGGAGCGCATTGTGCGGAGCACCCTCAGCGACGCCACCGTAAGCATCAACTTAGATTACTAGGAGCATACCCATGGGACTTGATCAATACGCTTATGTCCGCGCTCAAGAGCGCAAAGTCAAAGAAGCCAGCGGCGACGAGTACACCACCGTGGACAGTGAACAGGAGTTCTACTGGCGCAAGCACTCGCGGTTGCAGGAGTTCATGGACCGCCTATGGCACGACAAGGGCAACGAACAAGACTTCAACTGTCAGTATTTGGAATTAACCGAGGACGACCTACTGCGGTTACAGGACGCAATCGCCAACAACTACGCCGACCACTTTTGCGAGGGCGGCTTTTTCTGGGGCCATCAGTTTCAGGACCATGCCGTGCAGGAGTACAAGGAGGATGACACCGCGTTTGTACAGGCCGCGCTTGAGGCGGTGCGCGACGGGGAGCGGGTAATTTACTCGTGCTGGTGGTGACGTGATGGCAATCCGCAACGACACGTATGCGGCAGTCCGCGCTGAGGTGGGCACACTGCTCAACCTCAGCGCCCGTATGTTTGAACTCGAGCAGACGGTAAGCGGGACCAGCCGCCCCTACGAAACCTTTGACGATGCACGCCGCGTGGGCGCTCTAGCCTTTGCCCTTGCGACCATCTGCCACAGGCACCCCGAAGCCCGCAAGATGCTCCAGCAGAGTATCAATAACCACGCCCGCGAAGTTGAACTGTTACAACAAAAGAGGAAACCCACCAATGGCAAATCGTAAAACTTACAGCGATGAATTCATCCACCAGCTCTTGTACGAAAAAGCTCAAGGCGCTACGCTCAAAGAACTGTCGTCGAAGTACAACCTGACTGACAGCCAACTGAGCTACTGCATCTACGTCCGTGGGCATGACCTACAGGTTCCCGCCCCTCCTATAGTGATTAAAGTGACAAAAAAGAGAAACCTCTGGCAAAAGATCAAAGATGCGCTAAAATGGTAGCATTGTCATGGGGTCTTCTCCTCCCTACCCACGAGGCCTCAACCTTAGCCCCTAGTCATCTCACCATGGCTGGGGGCTTTTTCTTCAGGGCACACCAACCACGGTTCCAAGAGCGCAAAAGACGCCACTCCGACGCCGCTCGACGCTCAAAAAGGCCACGGGTAGGGGTAGGTAGGGGGTGCAAAACGGACCGTCGAACGGGGCTCTATATAACTTTGCTATATAGGTGGGAAAAATGGATTACGATGAATTTGTTTTTTAACATTGTCCAATATCTCGATATCTTACTATCTGTAAGGATAACAAGGACTTATCCACTATCTGAAGGTTTATGTCCGATATCAGGTACAACTTTCTCAGTACGCGCGGTCTCAAACGACGATAAAATGGATTTTACAACTTTTCCTGTTTGGTCCTATTATGCAAAGTATCTTCCCATTGCCAGCGAGGACCCCTAATGGCTCTAGCAAAAGCAACTCATAAACCGAAGCTAGACGTGGTAGCGAATCCACGAAAAGAAAAACAGATCACCCCCAAGCAGGAGGAGTTCGCTCGCATCTACTGCACCGAGGACATCAGCCAGACTGAAGCCGCCATCCGCGCTGGATACTCTGTAAAGTCAGCGCACGCCATTGCGTCCCAACTGCTAGACGGCAAGCGGTATCCCCATGTTGTGGAGAGGATCCGTGAGATTAAGTCTGAACTGAGCCGCAAGTACGAAGTCACGTTTGAGTCTCATGTGAAGAAGCTCGCTGAAATCCGTGACCTCGCCATCACCAACGGCAACTATCCTGCGGCAGTCGCCGCCGAGAAGTCCCGTGGTCAAGCGGCTGGCCTCTACATTGACCGCAAGGAAATCTTGCATGGGCGCATTGACCAGATGTCCCGCGAGGAAGTTATGCGTGAGATTGCTAGGCTCCAGCAAGAGTTCCCCGCTCTGGCCGCAGTGGCCGAAGGAAACGTGATTATTGATGTTGACCCCGTTGAGGTTGAGCAAACGGGAGAATAAAAGAACAGTCACGCCGTGCGTCTGGCTGTAAACTGGTAACAGTAGCAATAGAGCTACGTCTCGCAGAAAGGAGATAGCCATGGGCTTCAAACCTGATATCCACATCTTCAACGAGGGCAAGTCCCGCGTGATACTCAACTGGTCCCCAATCGCACAGGCGTACTACGTCTACCGCGAGGATGGGATTCACCTGCCGCAATCCACACACAGTCAGGGCAACCTGCGTATCCACAATGAATTTGATGCCGCCAAGCGCGACTACGAGCAACGCGTCAGCTTCATTGCAGAAATGGAGGCCATAGCATGACTAGCTTCTACGAGTGGACCAAACGCCTCGGGCAACAACACTTCAGCATGGGCGGTGAGCACGAGACCCTGTGTGGGATGCCGATGCTCGGCAACAACTACGCTCGCCACCTAGACCAAGAGGACAAGCAACCCTGTCGCACTTGCGCTGAGCGCATGGAGTTCATCCAAACAGGGGAGCTCGTTGACTGATGGGTGCCAAGCCTGAATCGCAACTGTGGTCTAAACTGCGTGATGGCACCAAGAATCTGGGCGTGTTTTGGACACGCCTAGAGTCCTGGGCTAGTCCTGGAGTGCCCGACTTGCACGGGCTAAAGGATGGTCATGCGTTCTGGCTTGAGCTCAAGGTTCACAAGTTAAAGACCTTAAAGAACATTGCTCTACGTCCCCATCAAATTGCTTGGCAGATAAGATATAGCGGATATTCTGGCAACGTCTGGAACTTGGTTAGCCATCCTTCCTCCCGAACTATAAATATATTTCATGGGAGAAGGGCCATGGAGCTTGCTGGACAGACCGAGAAAGACGGACCGTTGACCCCTGACTGGAGCTCGGGGATTCCGTACGATTGGGCGGGGCTCATCAATCATATTCTAACTCATGGTCATCCCATTCTAAAGGAGGACTTTGTCCAGAATCATCGGGCCGTGGACGAAGGGCTGTGAGTCGTCGTCATTCATCCTCGTTCCTTTTTACTTGTCGTCCCATCCTTGAGGAAGAATGATTTTGACGAGGACGATTGATGATGAACCGTGGACCATGGATCGGGTGCGATCAAGAATGATCCAAGGACGGAGGACGATGAAAGATGATGACGCTCAGTCTGGTCCGCGAATCAAGGATAAATTAGGAACAATAAAGAGTTGCAAAGATTCCATTTGAGAGTATAGTGAACAGTGTAAGGCAATGGTGCCTTACGACGTTTCTCGTAGAAAGGAGAACACCATGACTCAAGTAGCTAAAAAATCCGCTCCCGCTCCCAAGGCCAAGGCCGTCGTCAAGACCGCGGAGCTCGTCGTCACCGACAAGGAAATCTCGTACGACGAGATCTGGTCCTTCGTCCAGAAGCACGCTGGCGGTAATGAGGCGAACGTGAAGATTGTCCCGCTGGACAATGTCGATATCGCGTCTGCCTCGCCTGTCCCGTTCGGCTATGGTGGCCGGACCGGAGGCGTCCGCCAAACCATCCAAGACTGGATGCTCAAGGGCGTTGAAGGTGACACCTCACTGAAGGCCGTGCTCAATAAGGCCGCGCCTCTTGGTCACTCGCGCAAGAAGCCAGTCTGCCTCCACGCCCTGATGCACGGTGGATACTCCCCGTCCAGCAAATACTGGATGACTCCGTTCGTCAAGCTCGTGGTCCAAGGCTAATCGGTCAGGGGGACTTCGGTCCCCCTTTCCTTTGACCCATTCCACGGAGGAGGATTGATGATGACTCGCCGACCCATTCACGAGAGGACGGGACTTGACCCATTCACGAGAGGACGGGTACCTTCACGTAGACGTTAACATAGACATTAACCACTCATCATCAATCATTGTCTGGTCTCTCGTCTCGTCATCGTCAATCATTCTCAGGCCGAGCATTCCTGAGCAAGAAAGACGTGTCATGGCGCGCCGTTGGTGTATAGTGAAACTGTGCAATGGGGCACGGCTCACAGAAAGGAGTTGAGTATGGCTAACACGATAGTCCGCGCTTTGGGCGCAACGGCACTTGCCGCACTGTTTTCCGCACTGGTCGCGCTGGTGCTTATTGAATGGTCGGTTGGTTGCGGCGAAATTACCTACCATGCCGACGGGACATGGGTGACCAACGAGTGCGTCTTTATCCCGCACGAGCAAGCGCGGGGGGAGTGGTGAGTGTGGTTTCTTATCTTTGCAATCATAGTGCTCGGCGCGTGGGCGCTGTGGCGTGGGTAAAAATAAATGCAAAAAAAGTTCGCTAGGGGTATTGCAATAGTGAACAAAGGGTGTATAGTGAAACTGTGGTTAGGCAATAACGCCTCCACAAACAACCGTAGAAAGGGTTAAAAAATGGCACAAGCAAAAGCAACCAAAGCAACCGCTACCAAAGCAACCGTGCAGGTAGCAGAACTCCAGCACAACGGCACGGAAATCTCCTACGCCGATATCTGGGCATTCGTTCAACAGCACGCGGGCGGCAACCTGCACAACGTGCAAATCGTACCGCTCGCCAATGTCCAGCTGGACAGCGACGCGCCCGTACCGTTCGGG